CTGAACAGTGCTTTTGAACACGCGACAAGGGTTTCGGTTGCAGGGAAGCCGAAGCCGAACCTGTGGTCAAAGAAGTTCTATAACGGGACGGACGCTAAGAAATGGCGTAGTGCCGTGCGGCGTATGTCGAAGATGTGGGCCAACGACCTGTACCGGAAGATCAACCCCTCAGATAACTACATAGCCGTGACCCTTGAGTTGGGGCAGGAGATGATGGAGTGGAAGTGGAGTGATGGCGGGAACTTGGCATGGGTTAGCTGCACCATTCTCCAATCCATCGGCTACCCGTCTTCTGATGTCGTGGCAAAGAAACGTGGCAAAGCAACGTATTATGGAGTGGCCCCGTCTTTCAAGGCCCACCCTGGCTTCAATGCTCTCACCTTCAACACTTATCCCCCCTCTACCGAGGACTTCAACATTGATTTTCGGGGGCCAGGACCACTGTTCGAGCAGGTTGCCACCAAGCCCAGCATGATGATGGCGACATATGCGCCCCCCAATACCCCCATCATTTACTCGCAGGATGGCCCCATCAACTTTGCGGCAAACGTCCTTTACGAAGCAGGGATGCTCGTCCACGCACGCAACGTGCTGAACTTGATGGCTGCTGTGGCTCCTGAAGGGGACTCGGGTTGGATCGCTGTCCGACCCTTCAACAAGGTGCTTGCACCCATAGACCAGCTTCTCGACAAGATTGAGAAGTTCCTCATGGCTATCTTGGATGCGTTGCAGGGGCTTATTGACGAGATCATTCGCTACATCGAAGGCATCCAAGCCCGGATTGGACAGCTTCAGGCTCTTATCGAGTACATCAGGTCCCTTCTGAGGATGATTGATGTGTTTGCGTTGCCCTCTTGCTCAGCCCTGGTGTTGGTCGAGAACGGCACCGACGGCATACTCCAGGGGCTGGTCCAAGCCACTGATGCCCCCTCCGACAGCCGCTCTGCTTATGGTGGCGGGGTGGTGCTGGCCATGGGCGGGTTGCCTTTGCTGATCCTGGAGCTTTTTGCCGCGATTATCGCCGCTGGCGGGGAGGAGGACTGATGCCTTTTTGGTCTTTTGGCGCAGAGTTTCGAGTGACCCAGTGGACCACGGCCAGGAGGTTCATGCTGGAAGAGCGCCGTGACATTTCAAGGCGGGAGAAGGTCATCAAGGCAGAGATGAATCGCATTGGATACGTCGAACTCGGGTGGCTCACCGGGGAGTCAGGGCACGCCCTTGAAGAAAGGACCGTGCTGGTGGCCGACAACGGGTCCTCTGTTAGCAAGCTCATTCAGGCGTACACCGTATTGGGTGGGAACCCGTTCGACATCTCAATGTTCTTGGACCCTCTAAAGGGCCAAAGGACTATTTCAAATGTGGTGCGGAACAACCAGCCCGGAGGGGGTGTCGTAAGCCGCGTTTCCAGCAACTACTCCATCGGCGCTTTTGATGCCTCAAAGCCTCAGCAAGGTGATTCTACGGTCGCTCTTTATTCCTGGGCGCGTAAGGGAGGCAGCACTGTGCGTCCAGACTCCAGCGATCAGATTGCGATGCAACGAGGAAGGAAGTGGATTGAGAAAGAGATCCGGTTCAAGCGGACAGCCCTCGAAAGGCGCATCCTCAAGCTGTGTGACCTTAGGGAGCAGCTTACCCAAGAGCTTTACCTCATGGCCCAAGCAGGGGGGCAAGCTGCCACCGTGTCCCAGGTTCCATACAACGACATCATGTTTGACACTACGGATTCAACGGCCTCTATCGCGGCTCGGTTTGATGGGATCATCTACCTGATGACCACCGATGACACGACCGACATCATGTTCCCCAACCGGGGGTCCTTCAACGCGGAAGCCTTGGGCCGACACCCCTGCATCTTGGAAGACCTCCCTGGAGAGCAGGACCACTCCTTGTAGGCGGTGCCCTGCCTATTGCCCGCGACCCACGGAGGTCCCTGTGTCTGAAGAGATCCGAATCGGATACCCGTGCCCTCACTTGGTGGTTGAGGAGCGAACCGCTTTGGGCGAGGACAGGAGGAGCCTTTCGACGAAGGCCCCGGTGGCATCATCGAAATCCATGTCCATCTTGATCAATGACACTTACTTCGTTCCCCCAGAAGGGCTTTGGAGCCAAGCCCTTCTGACCGGCTCTTTCAGTGGCCCGTTTCAAGTGAGGCGTTGTGGGAATCTGGCGGGGCCAGATGCCAACTTGCTGACTATCCAAGCCAGCACCGGCACCGTTGAGGTGAGGCTTCCTGTTGGAGACAGGGTGCCCTTGGATGATGTCGTCGGTGCCATCAGGCTTGCTGATACCAATGGGGTATTGGCTGTGGGGTCCTACAATGGAGCAATCCGTTTACTGGATAGTGCCTCGATTGGGCCACGCTCATTCCTTCGAGTAGGTGGGAAAGGAGCGGACGCGGTGGGGTGGGTGGATCAAAAGGGAACCAGGGGCAAGATGCTCTATCCCCCTTGGAAACTTCATTCAGAAGAGTCCGTGTACCCCAGCCCCTCCTTGGCAAACGCCCTCACGGTGGTCTCCCGGTATCCGGTCTTCAAGTGGCCCTTGAGGGACAACCCCACCATCAAGATTTCCTATGTCGCCACCCCTGAAAGGTGTCCTCGATGCCAAGGCACCTACGTCGAGAACGACTACCGTTTCAATAGGCAAGGGGACTTCATCCTCATCAAGGACGAGGACCTGCTCTACCAATCATGCTTGAAGATCCTTCTGACAAAACTGGGGTCCAATCCGTTCCACACTTCTTATGGCTCCCGGCTGATGGATTACATCGGAGCCAAGAGGATGTCCGAGGCTTCTCTTTTGATCAAGCAAGACATCACGACTGCCTTAGCCAAGGTGCAGTCGATTCAGGGGCAGCTAAAGCAGTTCCAAACTGTGTCCACGAAAGAGATGCTTTACAAAGTGCTCTCCGTGGATGTCGTAGAGGGAGCGGACCCCACTACCTTCCTTGTGAGCGTCCTCGTTCAAAATGCTTCAGCTACCCCTGTCAAGTTGAGCATTGTTTATACGGCTCCAGGGGCAACGGCGCTCGGGGGTAGTAATGGATTGATGCTTGGAGCTACCGCTACCGGGCTTGGTGTTGATCAAGCATGACGACTAAACCCACCGTTATCGGCCCTGACGGCACTGCTTCAGAGAAGCTCGTCTACTCCACCACAATAGAACGCCAGTTCTTTCGTGGGACGATCCCTGAAGCAGTGGTCGAGATGCAGATTTCCGTGAACGGAAGCGGGTACGCCGCAGACTCGGCCTTGGTGGTCTTTGGAGGATCTGATTGGACTGTCCCCAATCCGTCGTATGAGCCGGATGGGCTTCTGTTGAGGAGTGGGGCCAACATCATCTTACTTCGAGGGGTCTTGGCTAACGGAAGCGTGACCTCTGAGGTTTCCGTTGAGGTCACGTTGGTCTCTTCGGCCACTGTTGGCGTCGTGGCTCAGCCGCCTACCAACATCTCGGTCGAGCAGCGGAACTACGTTGTGAAGATTCAAGTAGAAGAGCCGTTCATTACTACGGGGTTTCAGGGGTTGAACTTTTACGCCTCCCAGCAATCTGGAGGGGGAAATACTGGATACCTTCAGATCAACCTTGAAACAATCTCAAACGGGGAGCCAGTTGAAGAGGAGACTGTGTTTCAGGATTTCCTCGTGGAGTCTGAAGTCGCGGTAGACGCTAACGGAGTCCCTTTAGCGGACCCTTTGTTTTTGCGAACAGTCAGTGTGCAGGAGGACGGGGATGCGGTCGTTCTTGCCACAGACTTCAATGAGCGGCACGAGGTCCCAGAGACGACTCGAAAAGTGAGGCTCCAGGGGTCTTACGCATCGGTTCGAGACATCACCATGTACTCGTTCTCACACAGCCGTTCTGGAGGGAGTAACAGCGAACCCCCAACGATTACGATTGCCTCTTTTGGCTCAATGCCAACGGATACTCCGTTGTTCTATGTGGCTACAGCAATCTATTATGACTCTGCTTTGAACTTACAGTATGAGTCGTCGTTCTCAGAGGAGGTGGCAGGCCATCCCCTCAAGGTGACTGGTGCGATGGTGACGTTGCCCGTACCTTCCAGGAAGGACATGGTCACCTCTTTCATCACTTCGATTTTCCGTTCCAACCCACAGATTCGGGTTGAAGTTGGGTCGGTCCTCCGTGACACCGTTATCGATCCTTTCGCATCTGAGTCGGAGCGATTGCGGTTTCTTCTGGGCTTCTATCACCGGGCGCGGACGCCGTTGCTCATGCTTCAGGTTGATGACCCCAGTGGTGGTGGAACCTCAATCCCAGTACCCAGTTCAGCTTACAAGAAGGCTCTGAAGCAAGCCCTTTACATGGTTTCGGATACAGATGTTCAAGGACTGGTGGATAGTACCTTTGACGCCTACGCCAGCAACTTCTCTCTTCGCCGCAAGACTGGAACGACCGCTCGCTCTGAGGTGACGTTTTATGTACGGGGAACTCCTACCGCTTCCATCGTGTTCCCGGTAGGAACCATCGTCTCCGCAGGCAGCATGGAGTTCAACACTACGAGGTCAGTGTCTATTGACCTGTCCTCTTTGGCTGGTTCCTTCAACCCCAGTAAGAATCGCTATGAGGTCAATGTTGGGGTGAAGGCTTCCCAAGCGGGCACTGAGGGGAATGTCGGTGCGGGACAGATCACCAGGATTGTCAGCACCATTCAGGTAGGCCAAAGTGTACAAGTGACCAACTCCGGTGCCGCCGTGGGGGGTGATAACCGGGAGTCCAACCTCGCCTTGACCACGCGGGTCATGAATCGACTGGCCTCAGTTGATTCAGGAACGACTCGCGGGTATCTCCAGGTAGCTGCGGACACCCCAGGCGTAGTCAAAGCTAACGTCGTGTCCGCAGGCAATCCCTTGATGCAGCGCGACATCGGAACTGATGGGCAACATCACGGCGGGAAGGTGGATGTCTGGGTTCAAGGGACTAACAACGCCTCAGTGTCAGACACCTTCGCCTTCTCCTTTGACATCATGGATGACATGCAGTTTGAGGTGCTTGGAGATCCCACCAGCTACACTTTCCGGGCCACAGATCCCGGACTCACGGCACTAACCCCTATCGCAGCCATGTTGGATTACCCCGACCTTGGCTATGAGCTACGAAATGTCTCCACGGGAGAGGTCTTCGACCTCACCGATGTCGAAATCACGTCCTACAACACCATCCAACTCTCTACTGATGTGGTTCAGCCAGAGGTAAGTTTGGATGACGTGGTTCTCGGGGCCTACAGGATGGCCTCCACAAACAAGTTCGTTTTCCTTCGCCAGCCGATAGGTGAGATTCTGTCGGTTGTGGGAACTTCCAGCGAGGACCTCCCAACAGATGCTTTTGAACTCGTTCGCCCGGACCCTCCTTTGGAGGTGGGACGGTCGTCCTTGGCCCAGGCTTACCTGAATGTCATCGGGTACACCGATGACAATGGGACTTTCATTCCATCTGGGGATCTCGTGGTGGTGACAGGGGAAGCTCATGTCCTTACGGGGGAGTACGTTGAATATGCCAGCAATCTTGGGGCGCTTTACTACACGTTAGAAGTCACAAGCGAAGACGGGCTGACAATCTACAAAGGACCGGATGACCCTTCTGGCACTCCCGACTACTACATCGATCTGGGCACACAGACAGAAGCGATGGGTATTCGGCGTGCGCCAAACGGCGATATTGCCTCTGGCACCGGGGTTCTCTTCAGCTACTCCCACGACGAGAACTTCACTGTCACCTACACCACCAACCTGATTGTTGCAGTTACCCAAGAGGAACTGGATGTGGAGAAGCACGCCACGGCTGATGTGGTGGTGAAGGAGGCGGTGCCTGTACCTGTGGACTTGGGTGTTTCTGTCATTCTGTTGAAGGGGCGAGATCGAACCACGGTGGATTCCGCATTGCGGACCAACCTCACCAACCAGTTCTCCAACTTGCGGTTGGGAGATGCCCTGCGTCAATCCGACATCATTCAGACCATTGAGAACACGGACGGAGTTTCCTACGTCGTTGTTCCTTTGACGACAATGATTCGGCAAGAAGGGGCTTCAGTGGTTCGGGAGGAAATCTCCAGTGATGCAGCCTCTGATTCAACTCTGCTTGAGGACCTTTCCACCACCAGTTCCTTGGTCTACATCCTTATCCAAGAGCTTTCATCAGCCACTACAGATGGGGGAGGGGGCGTAGGAGAGTTCAAGGGGGTTTTCCAAGACGAGGTCGCCCTGACTTTGTTGGAACCCACTGCCTCTCTCACGGCTCTCGGGCTGGGCACCGGTCGAACCTACATCATCGGCTCGGAGGGCCGGGTGATTGAGGGCTACAGCGACGAAGCCACCTTGGAAGCACAGGGGTATGTCACGACAGCTTCTCAAATAGAAAGGCGTTTGGAGCTAACGGCAAACCGTATTCTTGTTTCCTTGACTGTGGGAAGGTCACCCACGGATTTCTCTTACGCGGCCACTTATGTTGTAGGGGTTGATTCAGGAGCAAAGAACATCGACCCCAGTGCCGCAGCCATCATTGAGGAAGGGGACATCTCAATCACCTACGACGAGGAACAGTGACATGGCTTCGGATGACGACAAACAGCCGCTTTCTGATGTTCCTTGGTCCATCCCACAGAATCCCTCACCTTTCCCCGTGGCGGGGGAAGGGTTCTACAAGGACAAGTCGGAACTGGTGGCCCGCATCATGTCTGTTTTCAGGGCCATCTTGCCCTCGAACTATGTCTCATCCACCAACGGTCCTTGGTACACGCTCCAGTTTCAGGCGATTGCCGAGGAACTGGCGACCCTTCAGATCGAGGTCACCGAAGAGTACAAGGACGTGGTGTGGGACTTCACGCGCCCTGAGTTCTTGTGGCAAATCCTGGGGACGATGGTTTTCCCGGACACAAGCCCTACCGGGGAAGGAGTCCCCATCCTTGACGGCGATGTGGCGTACCGGACTTTCCTGACCAAGATGGCAGCTTTTCTGCTTCAGGGGGCGACGAGGAGCAGCATGGCCAGCGGGTTGGAGGCCCTGGACCCTGGTGTCACCGCGCATGTTTTGGAGAAGTTTCTCTCCTCACCCCCGCGAGATCCTACTGGGGCCTGGACCATCGAGAACCAGTTTGAGGTGGAGATATTCATCGAAAACAACGACGCCTTCCCGGTGGACCCTTTCATATTTCAGGAGAACGCCAAACTGGTGTTGGAGGCCCTCAAGCCCGCCCATGTTTTCTACTCTTTTAGCTACCTCTTCACCGACGCTTTTGGGGTTATCGCAACCGACGAGGGCGGTCTGTCATTGGACTTGGAGAGCTACTACTACGACGACATGCGTAAGTGGTGTCTGGGGGCAAAGGAGGTCTCAGGAGTAGGAGAGGTACTGGAGAATCGGTTTTACTTCCGGGATGTTTCCAAGTCGTTTGCTTCCATCCAGGTGGGGGCAGACTTCCACATTTCCAGCGGAGACAACGAAGGCCATTACCGGGTGGTTTCGATCTCAGGCTTCCTTGGTGGTGCTGATTCTACCGCTCGGTGGTACTCCACCTCCCCTTCCGGTCTTACGGGAAAGGTGACGGTGCTCTCCGACACGGACATCTTTGATGCCCATCAGGATTGGGGAGCCTGCGTTGATGGCGAGGTGCTTACCATCAACGCAGGCTCTAATGCCGGTAGTTATCGTCTGGAGACTGTTTTGGGGCCAGAGGGAGGGCCTGTAGGTGAGCTTCGACCCCGATGGCCTGGGCCTGACATCCTCCCCTCTGGAACTGTTGCCCGCATCTCGAAGAGTACCCTCAAAGTGGATCGCCGCATCCCGGTTGTGTCAACAACCCAAGCCTACACCGTAACTGCGGACAGGCTTGGGGTTCGAGTCCCGCAACCCGTGTCTGGGGAGGATGCTTCGGAGCAGTTCTACTTGTAGGGGTAGTTTGCCAAGTCGTGTGCATCCCACGGCAAGGACTCCAGCAGGAGCGCACCTCCCTCTACCAACAGAACCTTTGCGTTTGCGTGGGCGTCCACTTCGGTATCGAAGGGGCCTATTTCATCACCACCCCATGCCGTGATCATCCACCCGTCACCGCTGTCCCAGATTTCCATAGCCATGGACGAGGGCCAGTTTTCCGCGTCGAGCGGGACGAAGGCTTCGCTCACTTCGGGAGCGAACTGTCCAGGGGATACGGAGATGTAAGCTGCCGTCCCCTGGACAGTTCTCAAAGGCGGGAGTACCAACAGGGGCTTGTCCCGTCGCTCAAGCTCTCGCAGGATGCACGCCATGTTCTGGCTGTCGTCCATGAGAGCAGCGATTTGGGCGTACCTCTGCGACACCCCGCCCCCCTACCGCTTCGAGACGAACTCGTTGAGCCTCTCAGCGGTTGCGATGACCTCTTCGGTGGTGAAGAAGGTCTGGCGGTCCTTGGCTTTGTCTTCACGCGCCATGTGCGCGTTCTGTTCCAGGATGTCCTTTGCGAGATGCAGCAAATCGAAGCGCATCTCGTAGGGGTTCCTGGGGTTGGGCTGGTCGCCCGTGGGGATCTGAGAAGCCATGCTTCCCTCCTTGTGTGTGGCCCGAAGGCTGTGTGTGTATGCCCCGTTAGGGACGCTACATCTTACCCGCAGTCCTACGAGTTAGACCCCCTCAAGCCATGACAGGTCTAAGGCCCATTGCTCTTGGGAGCGTCGTGCCCACACTGCAAAGCACCCTTCGACGTATTCCAAGGCGTCGTGGGCGTCCCAGCCATTTATCTCCATCAGGTGTTCGATGGCTTTGTCGGCACGGCCCACAACCTGGGCACGGCCAATGTGCTTCACCTCATGGCAACGAGGACACAGGGCAATCAGCCCCAACAGCTTCTGGGTCTTGGTTTCCTCGTCGTAGTGCCATCTTTCGTGGCACTCCACGGGCCACTTGGGTCCTTTGCCTCCGCAAATCTCACAGCGGTATCGTGCTGCCTTGTAGGTAGCCTTGCGTAGACGGTCCCACTCAGCCTTTGGAAGCTCTGATCGGAGGTTCGCTCCCCACTGGCCTCTGGGCACAAGTTCAATCGTGAGGTACGGCTTCTTCATTTTCCCAATCTGCCAACCCTTCTGCGATAGCGTCTTTACCACCTTGACGAGCAGCGCGTTCAGCGGTGCGAGCCGATGCAGCCATAGCAGCGCGAGAGAGATTCGTACCAAGAGTGCGAGAATGACCCACTCGACCACGAGAACGAGCGATGATGCTCTTCGAGCCGTCTTTCCACGATTTACAAGCTGGAACCGACATGGTCTTCCCTCCTATGCTCTCTATACGGGGCCTCGAAACAGGGGGAACCCCCTAAACCTTGACCCGGTGCCTTGCCTATGCCTCCAGGGCGGTAGGGTCCTCCTGGAGACTTCTTGATGGCGGCACGAATCCGAAGTTGGCTGAACGCGGACCACGCGACTGACGTGGACGAGCAGAGCCGTGACGACCTCTCTTTTGCAGGGGCCGGGGACAACGTCTACGTCAGTTCTATCGACGCCGCAGCCACCTATGCGTGGACCATTGTGTTTGCCCCTGAGGGGTCTGGCGCTACGTTTTCGCTTAGCTCAGCCGACCCTGCGCCGGGGTTCTTCAACTGCGATGAGCCAGGAGCATATCTGATTCGGCTGGTCGTGGATGCAGGCCAGCCAACTGAGAGCACCCAGTACGTCAGGCTTCGTGCTTTGACCACGGTGGCTGCTCTGAAACTCGTCGCCGCAGGCGAGCGCCGGGACACCACTGGAATCATTCCGGTCGATGTTGATGTCGAGGGCTGGGCCAACGAGCAGAACTACAACCTCACCCAGCTTGAGCAACTGATTCCGATAGGAACCATCGAATCCGTTGCGAGCACATTCCAGTGGAACTCGGCCTCCCCGGTACAGGTCACAAACCTCATCGCTTTGGATGCTGTCCTGGAGCTTTGGCTGAAGCTCGACACCGCGTTCCTGGATGCTGCTTCCACGGTTTCAGTGGGCACCGACTTAGACCTCGAAAAGTATCTCCCCATCGTGGATGTCGATGTCACCAACACGGTCTATACGCTGGCCTACTCTCCGGGGGATGTTCTTACGGCAAATCAAGCTCTCCAGGTAAGCATCATCCCCGGAGGCGCGGAGTCACAAGGCTCTGGGACACTCCTGGCCTTGATCCGTCGAGGATAGTTCCCGGTGGCTTCTCTATTGCCGACATAGATTGAAGAGGCAGGCTGCCTCAAGCGGAGCTTTTGACCACAACCCGCAAGGAGCATTCTCATGCCTGTCGTTCGCAAACTTCTCGGTACTATGGAAAATGAGTTCTGGATCTTCCAGGACACCACTAACTCTCACCTGGGCCTGCACCTTGACAACATCGCCGGGGGTGCCCTGGACGTCAAAGACGGTGGAGGAACCTTGGTTCCTGTCCGTGTCGGAGCGCCGGTCGGTGCTGATGATGCGGCTCGGCTGTCCGATGTCACCGGAGATCCCAGTGCCCTTTCGTGGATTTCCGTTGCCTTTACCTTTGGCGACATCGGCAACACCACCATCACCTCCAGCGGCACGGCCCAGGTTCCCAATGGGGCGACCATCATGGCTGTTCGGGTCAATGTCTCGACCGCATTCACCGGCGGTGCTGGCCCTGCCGAGGCGACTGTGACGGCGGCGCTGGTGGGAGAGCCTGACTTCCTGTCGCTTGGTGACGCCAATACTGAGCAGGCCGACCTCTTTATCAAGGAGGTCATCTCTGTCAATGGCACTGCTGGGCCGCTGTCGGTTGCGATCACCATTGACGCAGGTTCTACCTCCACCGCTACCGCAGGTGTGGGTGACGTTTATGTTGGCTACGCCAGTCCCCGCTCCTGATTCGGGACCGCTGTTCCCATAACGGGGTGATCCAATGAGGTGACCATGAGCGCACTACCTTCAGAATCTGGGACCTTTCCTGATTCCGTCGTGCGTTCATGGCCCTCGCGGCTCGCCGCTGAGGTTCCTTGATGGCTGTCGCAATCATCGAGGCGACTATCACCCGGCCTGTGGGTGCCCCTCCAGGTCCATTTACCGGGGTCAGTAGCGACGACATCTGGGTAAACGACACTGTTGCGTGTCACTCGGCGTCCACAGGCACGACGGCCTCGACCACTTATGCGTGGTCCATCGCCTTTCAGCCCGAGGGGTCGCCCCAAGCCTCGTTCAGCGGGGATGTCACGACCGACAATCCGGGCGACTTCCTCGTCTCCCATGGCGGCCCTTACCTGATTCGGCTCGTCCTGGATGCAGGACTCCCGGCAGAGAACGAGCAGTTCATCCGGCTTCGGGTCAAGGTCACTCTTGATTCAGAGAGCCTGTTGCTGGTGGCAGCAGGAGAGCAATACGGTGGCGCTGCTACACCCATCCCGGTAGACATCGATCCGGTTGGATGGACGAACGAGCAGAACAACAACCTGCTTGCGCTCCTCGAACTCATCAAGCCCTCCTATGCGGCTGGCAACGTCGTGTATGTCGATGCCAATGGCGGTGGCGACTACTCCACCATCCAGGCAGCTATCAACCATGCGGTGGGTGAAACGCCCACAGCGGTGGTTCCGTGGGTTGTTCTTGTTCGTCCTGCTACTTACGACGAGAGCCTGATCTTCCAGCCTCATGTCCATGTCTATGGCTGGCCCGGTTCCGACCGGATGGGGTCCATCTCGAACGGGAACCTTGTTCGGATACGGAACACCAGCGCATCGGGAAGCGTGCTCGTAACGACGGCGAGCACGGAACGCATCTCGATTGCCAACCTCCATTTCCTGCAACAGCACACCAACACATTCCCGGCCCTGAATGTTCAAGGGGCAGGTGGCCTTTCTGCGTACCGATGCCTGTTTGATGTCCAGGGGGTTCACGCTGTACAGGGTCCAGGGCTGCTCAGTGAAGGGGGTGGCTTCACAGAGCTTGTCGAGTGCTCCTTGCGCCTCAACCTTGCTGCGGGGGGCGGAAGAGCGAGCGTTATCGCTAACTCCAGCTTGGTCACCCTTGACCAGTGCCTCGTCCAAGGACCCTCTGGGGCGACTCTTTCAGGAGCGAACAGTGTCCTGACACTGCGGGACACCCAGATGGTGTTGAGCGGGGACTTCGGCGTCCAGATTGAGGAGATGGGGCAAGCGGACCTTTTCTATACGCAGATCGAAGGAGCTACGGAGTCCATCGTCGTGAACGACGGGGGAACAGGAGGGGCATCCCCAGCAACGGTCACTGCTCGATGGTCACGCTTGGACGCGGGAGTGCGCTTCCGCACCTCGAACCTCGCCACCACGACTTTCACGCTGGGGTCCACAGAACATGGAGCCATCACCTTCCCAGACGGTGCCCCTACGCTCTTTGCGGCAACCACCCCTTCTGACAGCATCCTCTACGACCCCAACCTCGCACCGACCGCTCCTGACATCACCGCCACGAATGTCCAAGATGCCCTGGATCAAATCTTCACCTACGCCAGTCAGGTCAGGACACTGGACGACGCCTACGACGGCGGCCTTGGAGCAGGAGGCATTGGGCGTGTCATCACTGCGGACGCTGGGGCTGTTCAAATCACGGACGCCCCTGCGCCGTCACTCATTCCTCCTCCCAACAACCCTCAGGGCAAGCTCCAGGTGGTTGGAGCAGTGGAAATCGGAGGCGTGGACAAGCCCGAGATAGACCTTGATCCCAATGCTTTCGGAGTGGGCGCGGACGTTGCTCTGGGCTGGCAGATTTGGCCGGGGCAGGCGCTTTACGGGTCCACGACCTTCCTACGCGGATCTTCCATTGGTGACCCCCACTGGAGGAACTACAACCTCTACCTGGGCACCAGCCCTTCTGATGGTGGTGGTCTTGGCGTTACTCAGGGCCGCATCGGGAAGGTGGTGGTCGCTGGTGGGCAGGCCCTGGAACGAGGCACGGTCGCTGCGCCCCACGCTGGTGATGTCTATGTGCTCGGTGGGGATACTTCGGAGCCTGTTGAAGCTACTGATGGCGGGTCGATCTTCCTTGGTCCCGGTGGCTCTATCACTGGAACTCCTGGTTCCATCTTCTTGGGGCGGCCTGAATCAGCGACGGCAGCAACTCTTACAGCATTCGGTGGGGCCACTGACCCGTTGACCGTCAATGGGGATTTCACGTTTGGCACTGAAGCAGGTGGGGTCACGGTTGCTTTCGTAGGCGGGGATGCCCTCGCAACGGTTTTGGGCAAGTTCAACTCAACGGGACGTGTTGTAGCCACTGAAGCAGGCGGGGTCATTACCCTCACCACGACATCCAGGGGTCCCATCACGGACCTCTTCTGGATTAGATCTGATGGTGGAAGTGGCGCAGGCATTGACTTGGAACTGGGTGTGTTCTCCACTGAGAGTCCCGTTGGCGGTGCCTGGGTAGACCAGATTGAAAT